GAGAATTTTAGAATTTAGACAAATCAATAAGAGATTTGCTCGCCGTTACAATAAAGTAACAGCCGCTATGCTTAAAGCTGAACCTGGTTCAGAGGAGTATGGTAAACTAAAGACTGAAAGAGAAGATCTGGTCTCAATTCTTAAAGATCATGGCCAAACACCAAGAGATTTAGAAGCTTTCTTAGCTAAGAAAGAATCGGAAAACCCTCTTCCAGAAGTTCAGGACCACAATCCTCAAACACAAAATCAATACAAGGACAATTCTTATACTGATACAGCCGACTATCCAGTTCCTTCAGAACCAGAAGCCGCTGTAACAGCTGCAATGACAAATCCTTCTATTGAAGCTTCTCAGCTAGCTCCTTCTAAGCCAGCAGCTGAAGCACCTCAAGCTTAATAGGTTACAAAAAGTTCTTGACCTAGTTTAAAGGTTCCGATACTATAGGTGTATTATGAAACACCTTAATGATATCGAAAAGTATCACGAAGTTCGCGGTACTTTAGAATTTGTTCTTCGTGCTCTTCGTTCTGTTTATAACGAAGGTATGTTTAATTCTGCACAGAAACGTTATATCTTTAATCTTCTTCGTGAAGGGGATATCACACTTAAAAAAGTTTCTGAATAAAAATTCCTTGCTATCTTATAAGGTTCCTGTAATATTAGAACATCAAACCGAAAGGAGGTGAAATTAAAAATGAACGAACAAAACACAATCAAAATTGAACGCAAGTCTGATGGTTCCATCGGTCGCGTTAAAGAAGGTAAGCGTCGTGGGCGCCCGGCTGGTTCCGGTAACCCGGCTCTCAAGTTGATCTGCCAGGTCACGGGTAAATCTCGTGCCACTAACCAGAACTACTTGAACGGTAAGGCCTCTCGTTTGGGCGTGAATGTTGATGAGATTATCAGCAATTACGTTTCGAAAGAAGGACTTAAACAGCTTCAAGCTGATAACAACCTCAAAGCTGATACACGCGAGCAGTTGCTCCGTCTCAATGGTGGTACCCGTCAACGTGCTTCTAAAGCCGTTGAACTTAAGAAGGCTGCCAAGTAATATCAAAAACCGGTCTAGGTTCTAAACCTTTACCGGTTTTCTTTTCTAAATTTATTTTAAACCTTTAACATTTTTTTTATGACAAACGAACAAGAAGAACGTATGTACAATCTCTTCGGTACCGAAGATATCACAACTGAACAAGAAAATGAGCTTTCTAAGCTTGTTGACCTGATGGTCTTTGAACTTGATCAGAAAATTGCTGCAATTGATATTTAATTTTTGTAGTAAGGATTAGTAATAAGATCTCCAACTACACAGTGACAAGCACCCATATCAATAGAAAATTGAAGTCCTGGATTTAAAAAGGGTATTACTTGTTGCACAATAGAATCGGATGTAACATTCCCGAGTCGTTTAATCATATTGAGATGTAGTTTTTCTCGATAAAAATCACCACACATAGCAACGTATCGATATTTTCTAATGGGTGGTAAAACCCGACAACTAAGTTCTATAACGTACCCGTACACTAAACTTGACCAATATTTACTACCCCCTGTTAGTTCCCAAGAATGTAATTCCGTATCGCTATTTTTCGGACAAAAATCTATTATAATAACTCGTTCTTTTTCTTTAGGTAAGAATTGAACATCTCCAGTAAAAATATACTCATTATTTTTAATTTTAAATTCCCATTTCTCTTTTCCGGAACCGTCCTTACGGTCTAATTCTCGACTTATTAATTTTAAATCTGAAAAATTTTTTTGCTTTGTAAACATTACGGAGCTTTGTATGAAGGATTTACTGATAAATCTCCAATGTCCAAACTATGAAAATCCATATCAATACTGGTTTGGAAGTTTGGTTTAATTATAACTAAAACTTCACTAGCAACTTTTTCAGTCACAGGGTTACAAATATTTTGTAAAAAATTGTAAGAAGTTGTTCTCCATTCCGGTGAACTTAAAGTAGCAATATATTTAAATTCTCTAAACTGCAAAACTTTGTCAGCAATCTCTATCAAGCAGCCTAGAACCTTCGATGTTTCAGCATCAGGGGATTTTTGATACTCCCATAATGTTATACCATCATTTATTGTATCAACCATAAAGTCTATAACCAATACATTCTGTTGAGTTTCGGGCAAATATCGAATATCCCCATTAAAAAGATAACGCTTGTTATTAATTTCAAATTCCCAACGTTCATAACCACCGTTCATTTCTCTATGAAAAGTTCTTTCAATAAAAGAAAAAGTAGCTTCAGGTTGAAATAATGTCTTATATGGTACCATGAACATTATTTATAAAAATAATTTTTAATTTGCCAATATTTTGTATTCATTTATTATTTTAAATAATATTATATATGTCTGATAAATTAAGCCGAAACACAGTTTTAGTACTTAATAAAAACTGGCAGGCAGTAGGTATTAAATCACCAGCTGATACTTTTGCCATGTTAATGACAGATACTGCCACCGGGCTCGACATCAGAGGTCTGGATTATATGGTACCGCTTCGTTGGAACGAATGGCTTGAATTGCCTATTGAAAAAGATGATTTATATGTACAAACGGTAAACAAAAAAATTAAAATACCAAAAGTAATAATTCTATCTAAGTTTGACAGGGTACCTAAAAAACGTCCTAGATTTTCTCAGAAAAATATTTGGATTAGAGATAACTTTACTTGTCAGTATACCGGTAAAAAGCTTCGACCCGGTGAGGGAAATATTGATCACGTTGTACCTAAATCGCGCGGAGGTTCTACCGCTTGGGAGAACTGTGTATTAGCCTGCAAACAAGTCAACGCTAAAAAAGCAGATGCAACGCCAGAGGAGGCCGGGCTTAGATTATTAAAAAAACCAGAACCTCCAAAAGAGCTTCCTGTTTTCCACTACATTACTAACAAACATAATATAAAAGAGTGGGAAATATTTCTTGCAAAAAACTAAAAAAGAGCCATAATTAATAGTACATTAAATGAATCATACAATTACAAGCACAGACGCAGGATGTTCAGCCTTTTGGCCACGAACAACCGGCACCATCTAAGCGGGTATTGTAAAGATTCTATTTGCAAAGCCCGCTGATCTCAATAAAATGAGCAGCGGGTTTAAAATTCTAAAGGTTTCGTAGGAGGTGAACCTGAATCACCGAAACAACCACCGTGAATCCGTGGGTGACGAAAGTCAGAGGTGTAGGTTCATATAAAGCGGATGTGATGTAATGGTAGCCTGGAACCTTGCCAAGGTTCTCGCGAGGGTTCGATTCCCTCTATCCGCTCATTTTTACAGTCCCGGGACAATCCCTCTCCTGCTAATGCAGTGACGGATCCCGGGTAAGTTTTTTAAAGCCCTTGTAGCTCAGTTGGTAGAGCACCTCACTTGTAATGAGGATGTCATCGGTTCGAATCCGATCGGGGGCTCCATTTTTAAAATGCACCAGAAGCTAAACGGCTAGGCATTGGTCTGCAAAACCTTTATTAGTCAGTTCGACTCTGACCTGGTGCTCCATTTTAAACGGACCCGGCTGCAGCAAATAAACCAGGTCCAGGTAAGATAGTCGTTGCCTGTTAGTGTGTTAAGGCTACTTACTGACGCTGGACGAGTTAGGCTGCGTAAAGCATTGACTCCAAGCATTTAGATTAACACAGGCTAGACGGATGATTCCGGGCTCCATGCCCGGTCTCGTTGAGGAAGGGACAATTCCTAGGACAAAACCCTTCAATACTACAATTTTTAACGGGATGTAGCCCAACGGTTAAGGCGCCTGCTTTGGGAGCAGGAGATTGCGAGTTCGAGCCCCGCCATCCCGATACTTTAATGTTGCTCGTGGTGTAACGGTTAGCATTACAGATTGTGATTCTGTTAGAGAGGGTTCGAGTCCCTCCGAGCAACCTGTTTTGGGTTAATCTTATAAGCAGGGAGCCGCCCTACTCGCCCCCTGAAGGGTGGGGGAGATTAGTCCTGAGACGTCGCGGGTAAACGTCTCACAATTTCGGGGAATTAGTTAAGTGGCTATAACTCCTGATTTGCATTCAGGTGTCACCGGTTCGACTCCGGTATTCTCCAAACTTTAGCTCTAGTGGCGAAATTGGCAGACGCGACAGACTTAGGATCTGTTGCCGTAAGGCATGGGGGTTCGAGTCCCTCCTGGAGCATATTTTAGGAGCGGTGGCTGAGCGGTCTAAAGCGGTCGATTACTAATCGACTGAACAGTGATGTTCCGTGGGTTCGAATCCTACTCGCTCCGTTCTTTAAAAATTTTATGGGCAGATGGCTGAGCTGGTCTAAGGCGTCCGACTTGAAATCGGAAGTGGGGGAAACTTCACCGTGGGTTCGAATCCTACTCTGCCCGCCATTTTGATAAATAACTATATGACATTTAAACAATACTTTACGGAACAAAGTTTATCTAAAGGTATGTCTTTAGAAGATATTGCTAAAAAGCATAATGTAGAAATTTCTGAACTACAAAAAGAGCTCGAAAAAGGTTCTAAGGTTGAGCATGAACATACAGATTCAGAAGAACATGCTAAAAGAGTAGCTATGGATCATTTAGTTGAAGATCCAAAATACTATACAAAACTTTCAAAAGCTGGTCTTTAATTGCGGGATAGAATTCCGGTGAGTTCAGGTGTCTCATAAGCATCTCTAGGTGGGTTCGACCCCCACTCCCGCTATTTTTTTAACACGTTGGTGGCAGACAAGCAATGCAGCAGTCTCCAAAACTGCCTTATGTGAGAGCGTTACTCACCCAACGTGCCATTTTGCGGTGGTAGTATAATAGTAGTACAGTAGTCTTCCAAACTTCGGGCCTCGGAGCGTAACCGTGTCACCGCACCATTTAGGAGTTGTAGCTCAGTTGGTTAGAGCATCTGACTGTCACTTAGAAGGTCGCGGGTTCGAGCCCCGTCAACTCCGTATTCAGAGGTGTAGCTCAATCGGCAGAGCATCGCTTTGATAAGGCGGGGGTTGTTGGTTCAAGTCCAACCATCTCTATTTTGGATCCTTAGTGAAACGGATTATCACTTAACGCTACGGACGTTACATTCTAGGTTCGAATCCTGGAGGATCCATAAATAATATTATGCAACAATACGTATATAGAGCGTTAGTAAAGGAAGTTTATGATGGAGACACGATAACTGTTGATGTCGATTTAGGTTTTGATATATGGTTAAAAGATCAAAAAATACGGCTCGCAGGTATTAACGCCCCAGAAATTCGCGGTGAAAATAAACTACAAGGTTTGAAAACACGAGATCGTTTAATACAATTAATTCTTAATAAAGAAGTTACAATAGAAACAATTAAAGATAAAAAAGAAAAATTTGGTCGTTGGTTAGGAAAAGTTTATTTTAATTCTGAGCTAATAAATGAAAAATTGGTATTAGAAAATTTAGCTCAAAAATATTTAGAATAACCTGTTTTTTATTGATTTTATAAAAAACCTACACTATAATTGTAGTGTGAATTCTCATGTACAAATTAAAAAATATTTTTTCGAAATTGCCAAAATATTTGAACATTACTTTGATGTATACGAAGATAAGCAATTAACTTTTCAAAAATCAGAACACGAATGGTTAAATTATTTTTTTAAATCTCCTATATTTCGCCATATACATTTAGAGTATTATAAAACAGATAAAATCTGTGCTCTTCATTCAACAATCTTACCAAACCCGTTAGTAGATTTTCCGATTTATGGGTTTGATATGATAGCGTTAGGAGATAAAATAACAGGCTTGTTTTTTGACTTTACACCTACACTTACCAATTATAAAGATTTTGAAAATCTTTTATTAATTTTAAAAGAAAATGTAAAATCACCGGTAAGACCATTACCAGTATGGGCTACCTTCTTTAGTAAAAATTTCATCTGTATATCACCTCTTGAAGAAGAGTTAAATAGTTTAATTGACACTATTAAAACTTATACAGAGAGTTATTTACAAAATAGTTCTCTAGTAAAAGAAAAATATCTTAAAAACATCGAAATCCAAAATACTTATTGTCAAGGGCAAAAAAGGAACGATAAAACATTTAAAGCTCTTACAGCTGAAGTAGGAAAAGAAAACGCTCAAAAGTTTTTTGATGAATATTTGTTTCCGGAAATTGTGTAATGAATATAACTGCTGTTACCATCGGTATAAATGAGCCATATTTAACATATGCCCGTAAAGGGTGTGAGCAGATTGAGAAACTTTTAAATATAGAGAGTAGAATAATAACTGAGGACTTCTTACACTTAGGGGTTGGTGCGCACGAACAAGAAAAAATATGGAGTTTGAAGTTTAATATATTTGATATTTTTCCAGATATAGAAACAGTAATGTATTTTGATGTTGATTGGCGACCGTTGCAAAAATTTAATATTTTAGATTATTGCCCTGATATTGATAAAATATATTTTACACCTGATCGATCAGAATATTGGTTTGTGCAAGAGCTTGAAAAAAAATACGATCTTTTATCTGGTACATATGTTAATGCAGGCTGGTTTGTTATAAACAAGCAATACAAAGATCTATTAGATTATTGTAAACATAATCTTGTTTTTTTTGATCGAAGTTTCTATGGGGATCAGTGTGTTATTAATCAAGTTTTTAAAAACAGAATAACTTTAGCTGATAGGTGTTTGAATGTCTTAGATATGAACGCATTCCCTTACAACAAAATTTTAGGTTTGCATAATAGCACTGAAAACTATAAATTTTACAATAATATAAATGAATAATTTTGCAAAAGATGTATTAGAAAGTGGAGGTGAAATACATCCTTTATTGATACCGAGTTCAGAATTAAACAATTTACCGTCATTAACTAACCCTACAATTTATAATGATAACGGAAAAATATATGCTAATATAAGAAATATAAATTATACACTATATCATTCGGAAAGAAAGAAATACGAACATCAGTGGGGACCACTTGTTTATATACACCCTGAAAATGATTGGAAATTAAGAACAAGTAATATTTTTTGTGAATTAAATGAGGACTTGAGTATAAAGTGGTATACAAGAATAGACACTTCAAGATTTGACACATACGAGCCGATGTGGGATTTCGTGGGTTTAGAAGATGGACGTATAGTTCGTTGGAACGACAGGCTTTATATAATAGGGGTAAGAAGAGACACAACTACAAACGGTGAAGGTAGAATGGAATTATCAGAAATTGAAATACAAGATCAAAAGGTTATAGAAGTTTCGCGTACTAGAATTCCAGGGCCGGGGGATAATAAATCTTACTGCGAAAAAAATTGGGTTCCAATTATAGATAAACCTTTCCACTTTGTAAAATGGCATAATGGAACTGAAGTAGTTTATTACGATATTGAAAAAAAAACTACAGAACCTGTTATAACGCATTCATGGAAAGATTTAGGATGTGCTGACTTAAGAGGTGGCTCTCAAGTTATACCGTATAAAGATTATTATATTTCGTTAACCCATACAACTTATCTCTTTAATTCTCCCGCTGGAAGAAAAGACGGTATCTATAGACATAGATTTATTATTTTTAATAAAAACTTAGAAATTGTTAAAATATCTAAAGAATTTTCTTTTTTAGGTGCTGATGTAGAATTTGCAATTGGTATGACAGAATATCAAGACTCTTTTTTAATAACTCATGGATTTCAAGATAATGCCGCTTTTGTTTTAAGGGTATCTAAGACATTTTTAAAAGAATTTTTAAATGAAAACACTTAAAACTAATACAATACTTTGCGATTTGTTTTTCAAATATTTATCAGATAAATGTCCTCAGGTAGGTCATATTTATTCACCGTATTATTACAATGTTTTAAAAGATTATAAAAACACGTTTACCAATATTATTGAAATAGGGGTAGGGACCAACCCCTTAATGAAACCTTTATGTGGAGAAAAATATACACCAGGTGCTAGTTTACGTGCTTGGCGAGATTTTTTCCCAAACGCAACAGTGTATGGTTTGGATATAGAAAAAGAGGTATTATTTAAAGAAGAAAGAATTAATTGTTTTTATACCGATCAATCTAATAAAAATAGTCTTATACAAACTATTGAAGAAATTAGAATGTATGAAAACAACCTAGACATACATTTTGACTTGATAATAGATGATGGTAGCCATATACCTAATCATATTATTACTTCTTTCGAAACTTTAAAAAATTTCGTAAAACCCGGCGGTTTTTATATAATAGAGGATGTTCAAATTTATTTTGATTTTTTTAAAAATTATAATTACAAAGACTTTATCATTGTGCAACACGATAATGAAGGTATGCTTATACTACAAAAGCAAAATAAGCTTTTGAATTTTCCAAAAATTAATTGTATAAGTCTTTTTGAGTGTTCAAAAAGACGAGAAGTATTAGCAAAGCAATTAGATCTATATAATATTAAAGATTTAAATTTTTATTTATCTAAAAAATTTGAGGATAGTAACGATACTGTAATCGGAAAACAATCCCATACCCTACTAAATGGCACAAAAGGGTGCTGTATTTCACATATTAGAAACATTAAACAGTGGTTGGACAATTCCTTAGAAACTGAAAGTTATGGCTTTTTTTGCGAAGATGATTTAAGTTTAGATTGTGTTCCATACTGGAATAAAACATGGGAAGAGTATATTAATAGTTTACCTAATGATTGGGATTGTGTACAACTCGTTGTTATAAATGAAAATATAGATAGTTTAAAACTTTCTAATAGAAATTGGAATGATTGGAGTGTTACAGCTTATATTTTAAAAAGAGAATTTGCTAAAAAAATAATTGAATATTATTTTATTAATGAGGATACTTTTAAATTAGAGTTACCTGAACCTGACTGTAATATACAACCATTGATGGAAAACTTACTGTACACTGTAGGTAAAACATACTCTCTCCCTCTTTTTATTGAAAATTTAGCTTTTAAAACAACGATTTTACCTAATAACGAGGATATACGAAGTACAGGTCAACATAAAACAAATCACATATACGCTGCTAACAAAGTACTAAAAATGTGGAAAGGTAGAGAAAAAAAAATTGTTGATTGCTTTATTTATTTTAATGAAAAAGAACTTTTAGAATTAAGAATAAATTTATTAAAAGATTACGTTGATGAGTTTATTATTATAGAAGGTAACTATACATTTAGCGGACAACCTAAAAATTATACATGCAAACAATTAATAGAAGATTTACAACTACCTAAAGAAAAAATACGAGTAATTGAGTTAGATTTAAATGATAGTGTTTGCGGTTTACCTACAGAATATGATTTATTCTTTGACACAAAAGCTAGTATTGGAAGCCGAGAAAGAATACAAAGAGATTATTTACATACTCTGTTAAACGAATATGAGGATGAAACTGTTTTTATAGTTAGTGACTGTGATGAAATAATAGACCCAAATAATATTAATTGGATAGCAAATATAGTGCGTAACAATCAAGAGATTATTTGTAAAATACCTTTAGTAGCTTTAGAAGGACAAGCTAATTTTCGTTTGTTTATTAAGGATTCTTTTAACCCTTACCCTCACGATGGGGCAATGTTTTTTGCAACAAAAAAGCAACTTTTAAATAATTTACCTAATAGTATTCGTTCAAATTATAAAATAAATTTACCAATTAGTTATATACATCAAAATGGAAAAAGACTTGAAGAATTAGGATGGCATTTTGGCTGGATGGGCGGGTTAAATCGGATAAAAACAAAAGCTCGAGCATATAGTCATTACGGCGCGACTTTAAAGGATTTTGTATATGAAGAGTGTTTTGGAGATAAAATGTTAAATTATTTTAACAAACATCAATTAGAGAATAACGGGCTACCTGTTTCAGGGCTAGTAAATGCAGTTATTAGACACTATCCTATAGAAAAACTACCACAAATTATTTTTTCTCTTCCCCGGGTTAAAGATTTTTTACTACCAGAACAGGATAAGGAGAAACATATGTGGTTAACTCAATTTGCAACAAATGTTGATAAACCTGAATACAATTTTAAAGCGGGTATATATTATTTTGAGCAAGGTCATACTGCTCCTGCAAAGTCATATTTTTTACGGTGTGCTGAAAGAACAGATGATAAACTTTTAGCGTACGAAGCATTGATATACGGTTACTTGTGCTACAAAGAACAAAAAATACGAGATGAAACTGCAAAGAGTCTTATCATGCATGCATTATGTTTGTTACCTGAAAGACCTGAAGCTAGATGGTTAATGAGTGGGTTTTATGAGCAAAAACAGCTTTGGATGTATTCTTATTATCATGCTATTCAAGGTCTTAAATATAATGATCAGAATTTTGAACCATTAAAATATTATAAAGATTATCCCGGCAAAATCGGTTTACTTTTTCAAAAAGCAATTTCAGGTTACTGGTGGGGTAAAAATGACGAATGTAAAGAAGTTTTTCTTGATTTGTGGAACAATTATCAGCTTAATGATATCTATAAACAAAATGTTAGAGATAATTTAAAGCGTATTGGCGTAGAAATTTCATAAGTATTTACATGAAATGGTGGCCAACAGCATTGCTTGCTTTGGTTATTTTCTTCTTTTTAGATACCTATACAACCAAAGAAAAAAAGTTTGTAAATTTACTCGACGATGGATGCCTAATACAATCTTTGTATTTTCAGCAAACGCAGTTAGCAAAAGAGATGTTAGATGAGTTTATGTGGTCAAGGGTTCTTGCTATACATTTTTACGGAATGATAGAGGGTCACGCTGTAACTGTTTTTGTATACAAGAATATTACCTGGGTTTATGATCCAAATAAAGGATCATATCCTGTAGCACATTTTCCTTTGTATGATCCGTTAATGATAGCAGAATTAGCCTTCCCTAAACTTTCAATTAAAAAAGCTTATTATATAGAACCTACTTTACTCTTGAATATCCCGCCGAAGTCATCTAAACTGGTCTGGTAATGCAAGAAATCATAAAAGAAATCGCCGGCATCTTAATGATGTTATGTTTCATGTTTTGTTATATTCCGCAGATTATTAAAATTTTTAAAAACAAATCTTCCCGGGATGTTTCGTTAACCTTAATCCTTATGTCTATTGGAGGTTATATTTTCGGAATGGTTTATATGTTCCTAGGTACTTTTGGACTTTGGTGGTTTTTAAATTACTGTGTCGGGCTCATTATGTGCTCGATTCTCGTATACGCTTGGTTTAAATACTATAAAGACGACGATTACGATTCTTATTAATGCGCGCGTAGCTTAGCGGTAGAGCAGGTCCTTTACACGGACAAGGTCGGGAGTTCAATCCTCTCCGCGCGTACCATTTTAAATAATACCAATGAAAAAAGTAATGACTGTAGATTTTGATGATACTTTAGCTGCTACTATTACAAGCGGTTGGGGAGGTACATCTTTGAAGCCTATATCTCGTATTATGAACTTTGTTTTTGATAAAGTTCGTTCTGGAGAATGGGAAGCTCATATTGTTTCGTTTCGTTCTGAAGATGATAAACAAGAAATGGTAGACTTTGTTAAAGGTTACAAGTTACCTATTAAGTCTATAACTTGTACAAGTTCAAAGAATAAAACTCCATTCTTAAAGAAATTAGGTTCAAAACTTCATATTGATGATGATGTTTCTACTTGTACGTTGGCGACAATGGCAGGTATTGATTGTCTTTTAGTAGATCATGGCCAAGGAGATACAAACTCTATGGCAAATTTATTCGATAAGATTTAATTTTTTTGTTGCAGTTCCTCGTAGATCATCTACAATGATGTTTGTCAATTAGACACAAACACAACAAAATAACAAATATATGGCACATCAATTAGACTTCACCAAAGGTAAAGCAGCAATTGCTTACACTGGAGAAACACCTTGGCACAAATACGGAACTCAGTTCAAAAAGGGATTCACTTCCGAGGAAGCGCTCGAGGCTGCTGGGCTCGATTATGAGGTCGAGCTTCAAGAACTGTCAACCCCTAACGTCGTTTGCGAATCACATAAAGCAATCGTTCGTACCGATACTCAAGACGTCTTGGGTGTTGTTGGCAACAATTATGAACCCCTGCAAAACAAAGATGCATTTCGCTTCTTTGATGCTCTGGTTAAAGACAAAACAGCTCTTTACGAGACTGCAGGCGCTCTTAAGGGCGGTCGTCAGATTTGGCTTCTTGCTAAAATTCAAGGTCAAATCGACATCATTAAAAATGACCCCATTAACAAGTACTTCCTTCTGACAAATAGTCATGACGGTTTGCGTGCTGTTGCTGGACGAGTTACCCCGGTTCGAGTTGTCTGTGATAATACGCTGACGGCTGCTATGGGTAAAAATGTTAAAGAAGAAATTCGTATTGTTCATCGCGGCAATGTTGCAGATCGTCTGGAGTTTGCTGGTCAGCTTCTAGCTAAGATTGGAGCTTACTACGATGAGCTCTCTGAAGTTTATCGTAAGTTCGCTAAAATTCAGATGAAAGAAAGGCAAATGCGTACTTACATCGCCGAGGCTCTTCGTCCTTACGGCGGTGTTAAGACCGAGCAAGAAGCTTTGGAAATCGCTAAGCTTCAAGAAGAAGAAGGTATGTCTGTTCGTCTTCAAACTGAAGTTAACAACGTCTTGACTTTGGTTGAGAACGGACGTGGAACTGATATCAAAGGTGTTCGCGGAACTCTCTGGGGCACTTATAACGCTATCACTGAGTACGTTGATCATCATAAGACACCTCGCTCCGGTGATGAGGGCCGTGTTCAATACATTGGCTTTGGTACTGGTAAGATGGTTAAAGACGCCGCTCTCAAGATCGGAATGCGGTTTGCTAAGACTGGGTTCGTTACAAAAGATCTTTTGGCTCTAAATTAAATATAGAGCTAGGTCTTAATACTAGCACCCCTTGGTAGCTTCGGTTGCCAAGGGGTTCGCTTTTACGGATTGTACTGAATAGTTCTAGTAGCTGATACTTTTCTACCTGTATTGTTAGTTGCTATTATATGAACTTTATAAGTTCCTTTAGGAAGGGTTGGTGGTAGTACGAACCTTAGATGATGGGAATCCCATCCTGCAAACCAGCTTATACCATCTCTGCGTGTATGGTACAATATATAACGAATGTCTTCTGGAGCGTTTTCAATTTCTATTACAACTCTCTGACTTAGTAAGCTTCTATTCATTTGCCAATCTGCAAATGAAGCTGAGACCCAAGCATTTAAAAACCATCCTGCTCTTACCTCTGTAGTAGCTGTTGAACTTGGCCAGAGCCATCCAACAGCTTGTGCTGGAGCTTTTGTACTATAAGTTTTTGTTACTAAGCCATATTTACCTGGTGCTATTGATTTGATATCTTCCTTCTTTGGTGATGCTGTTTCTCTTAACACCAAGTTAATTGTACCCGTTCCCGATGCAGGAATATTAATATACTTAAATCTCCATTCCTTTGTCATTCCATTTCCAGAGTCATTAATTGCTCTTACGGTGGGAATTACACCCCACGAAGGTGTACCATCAGCTTTATTACCGTTACCGTAATTTCTACCAACATTTACGTCGTCGTTAAGAGGATCAGAATCAACAATATTATAAAGAACTTCTTTTACTGTATGATCTGTATGCACTACAAACTCATAATCAAATGAGGTTAACTCTTGATTATCAGAAGGAAACTTAACTGCACCTTCTGGGTTCTTTGCATCATAATAAAAGACTTGAGTGAAGGTATTATAAAGAGATGCCTGTCCTGGTCTCTTAAGATATGCTCTTGCTCTTAATACATGAAAGCCTTCTGTGAGGCCTTTTCTCTTTATTGAGTAATCATTGTGAACATAATATTCAGTTTCAGTAGCATTAAAATTAGCAATTTGAAATTCTGTTTCCATCTTTCTCTTTAGTGATACATTATAAGGGCTATTAGGAAATACAGAATCAGCTTTGGTGTTAAGAGCTGAGATCTTATATTTTAAATGTCCTCCACTATAAGGAATATTGGCTACCCACCAATCACTTCTTCTACCTGTAGAGTCAGGTGCACCATTTTTAAGCCATCTGGCCTGCACTACACCAGTAGTACCTTTCGGTGAACCAACTGAACCTTCTGGGAACTCATTTAAATCGGTTGTATAATAAACATAAGCTCTATCTACATCAAATTGATAACCTGTCTTAAAGTAAACCTGATAGGTTCTTAAAATAGGTCTTGCCTGTCTTATAGTGGTACCCTCATATAAGTCTGTAGGGTTATGATGAACAAATTGAGCTGTTTGTAAAGAATCATTCATACCGTTACCATTATTTGTTGTCAATATAATAGCGTTGTTAGTACCTCTATTAACAATATAAGTTTCAGCTCCTGGAGAACCAATAACATTTCTTCTTGTATCTATAGAGCCAAACTTCTCCTTACCTCTATGAACAAATTGCATGAACTCGTAACCCAAAAATGTATCGGTTGTTAAGCCCGGAGGTGCATCTCTTTTATCTCCTCCTTGAGGTCCAAGACCTACAAATGAATTTACATCCCAGCCTCCATCTAACTTTAATCTAACCATCTCAGCTGAACCATCAGCATTAACAATAAAAGATAAACTAGATCCGTTAGTAACATAAGGAATAGCTACATCATAAGAAAAGTCTGTTGTATTGGTATCTGGTAGTCCGTAAGGGTTAAATGCAGGATCTCCATTTGGTCCATCCTTTCTTGATACTTTAATATAATCTACTGCCTTACCATTTTGAAGGATGGTAATAGGGGAATAACCATCCCATACTGAAGGTGTCTCGGGTGTACGCCAAGAGAAGAAATAATAGCCCCCTGGAGGAACAATTACACTGCCAAGTTCCCAAGCATATTTGTAAAAGCCTGTTTGACCTGAGCCATTAGGTCCTGTAGCATATTGATAGAGGAAAGCATTAGAAGGGAAAGAAGATTTAACCCGAGCTTCCCCTCTACCAGCAGCAAAGTTATCATTGATCATAACAATACCGGTAACACCATCCCAATCACCCATACTCTGATTTTCTCTTTTATCTATTCTTTCATAGACAACTAAATCAGCATCTGACCAAATACCCTTTTGATACCCTCTAGCAAAATGGTTATGAATATAAACCAGGTTAGGTATCCTCGGGTCATTCCATTGACCGAGGAATGCTGTATTAGCTATTCTAGGAAATTCTCCACCAGAACCTTGTAGAACCCCAGCATGATAATTACCATCTGTATAGATAAGGGGCAAGCCGACTCTGGTGAAGTAAAATGCATGCTGTAAATGTCTATGAGTTGACCAAGCAATGTCATGAGATTGAGCATGAGTTACAGAAACTTCTGGGGAAAAGCCGCCAAAGCCTGGCTGATCTAATCCCCATAAACCGTTTGATGGATTACCTAATCTTCCATCTAAAGTATTCTTCAAAGGATTGTCAATGAGTCTCATACCTGCATTGATATAAGGCGTATAAGGAGGTGGTTCACCTAAATGCTCACCAAATATCATAGCATCATCTCTACCCTTCTCAGTATCAAATACTGTATCTCTATGATTAGCATCTGAGTAACCTCTAGTTATATTAAACTGTCTTTGAATCTGTCCTGTATAACCATAATCAGAAAAGTCCTTATCATTACCATAATTGGCTCCAAAGAAATCAGCACGAGCATGCTTAACAGCATCTAATCTAAACCCATCAACATAGGTGGTGGCGGTTAACCAACGAACTGATCTATAAAGATAGTCTTGTACAAACTCTGAATAAGAATTTGAATTAGCTAAAATGTACTCTTTGGTCAATCCATTATCAGGTCCAAAACCAACATAGTTACCCTTTGCATCAAAGCAATAATATTCTGGATTATCTGCATCTCTAACTATTTTTGGCTTCTTTGTCCACCAACCTTCGAATGGCCCGTGATTATGATTCCATTCGCCGGGCTCTTGTGCGATGTCAATTAAATCTGATAAGCCTAAATTATAAACCTGCCATTCATCACCCCAATTGCGGGTATTATCCCATTTGCGGTAAAATGTTAATCCGTTAGTTACAACTGTTCTGAGGTGAAAATCTTCTGGTACTAAACCGGGATATAAGTCTTTAGGCGACTGTGCATTAAAGAGAGGGGTATCAAAGCCTCTATGATTCATTATGTTATCAAAATAGACTCTAATACCAAAGCGATGTGCTGTTTCGATAAGATCTACCAGCTCAGTATATGTTCCGTACTTTGTAGCAAATCCTCCTTTTTGATCTTTGGAGCCTAAATCATAAGGATCAAAGAGATCATAACCCACAGAGAATTGAGAGCCCGCTTTTGTTGGAGGTGGCACCCAAATTGACTCATAGCCAACTTCAGCTAGTTCGGGCATCTTTTGTGTTATCTCGGCCCACGAAGTATTAAAGTACTGAATCATGGGCTCTGCTTTTGCGGAGGTTAAAAGCAGCAGCCATATAAGGAACGCTAAAAAGTAATACCTCATATATATTAGACAATCCTCCCTGCGAAATATTTAATCTTTTATTTAGATTTTTAATGTTTATCTTAGCGGAGAGTGCTCTTAAATATTCATTACGACCGTGTCCGACGAGATTATTAATTTTTATAAAAAGGTTTCCGATACTGAAGAACCTCAAGAACCTATTGAAGAGCAAAAAGAAACACCTGCTCCGGTACTTCCCCAGCCCGATGAACCCTTTGATAAGTTTCTTTTTGAGTTAGCTGAAAAACTCAAAAACGAAAAAGTCATTACTGAAAAGCAGCAAGAGTCATTTGAAGAGCAAATTAAACAACCGGTTTTAGAAGAAGATAAAAATTCTGACGACCCATTTAAGAAGTTTATCGGGTCCTTTGCAAACATCTTAAAAGAGGATGAATTAGTTAATAGAGAAGAGAATATTAAAGAAGCTACTATTAGTTTCATTAACAAATTAAAAGAACAACCCGAAGAGCCTTTTATTATTGATGATCAACCTTTAGTAAGAACCAGAAAGAAATATTTACCACCTAAAATAAAACAAAAAGTTCAAAAGCTTCCTCAAGTTGTTAAAAAAGAAGAGCCTGTTGTTGCTGAACAAGCTGACGAACCTGTTAAAGAAGAGCCTAAAGACGAAAACAAATACGTCCAAGAACTCAAAACAGCTGATAAGTCTAACAAAAAAATACCTGAAAAAATTAAAAGTGTTTCAGACATTAAATCTATTGTTGAAAAACAAGTTGCTGAGATTTTATCCCGTTACCCGAATTTAGGTTTCACAGGAGGGGGTGGCGGTACTAATGCTGTTCAGTACGCTAAAGGCGGTACTATGGACGGAGATCTCAATGTCACTGGTAAATTTTTATCAGGTGGTGTTGATATTTCTACATTATTTGGAACTGGCGGCGGAGGAGAAGCAGACAGATTAGTCTCCGGTTCAGCATCTCTTATTTTAAACCCTAATGGTACTTTAGATTTTCCTAATGATACAATTCGACCTCCGGATGAAACGGTATTAACTCTAGAATCTGAAAATCCTTCTTTATCTGCTTATACCAGAATTGCTTTATCCCCTTATGCATTTTTTGCTTATGATAGCGAAGGTAATTCCATAACTTTTGATGAAGTTGATAATGCTATTGTCTTAACCTCTCAAGACGAACATGAATGGACATTTAATAAACAAGGAGTTTTAGTAGGTCCAGGCAACAAACTTACTGTTACATCTCTTAGTTCTTTAGGTAAAATTTTATCCGGTGATAGAGATTTAGCTGATATCTTTTTAACTGCTGAAACTGATTCACAAACTTTATCGTTTAATAGTAACAGTGAAGTTTTATCTATTTCTAACGGTAATAGTGTTGCACTATCTTCTATTAGAATTGCAGCTAATAATTTTACATCAAATAACTTTTTATCTTTATCAGGGGGTTTAGTTCAAGGCCCGGTTCAGATTAATAATAATTTAACCGTATTTGGTAACCTTACTGCTTCGGGTACTACTACTTTTGCCAATACTGTTTTTACTACTACGAGCTCTTTAAGTGTAGTTCACTTAGGATCAGGCCCAGCGTTGTATGTTGGTAATTACGGAAATGATCATATAGCTACATTCGTTGATCTACAAAACGGATTAGAGATGATGCACATTGGTGGGTTGAGCAGCTCGTTTCCTAATGTCGGCATTAAGACAGGTCAGCCTAATAAAGATTTTACAGTACAAGGTGAAATTAGTGCATCTGGTACAATCTGGAACGGTGAAGGAAATTCTATTCAATGGAATAAAGCATATAATATAGGTACGGCGTATCAAGCTGTTTCGTCTACATTTTTAACTGCTGAAACTGATTCACAAACCTTAACATTTACAGAATCTTCTGCAGAGCTTTCAATATCAAATGGCAATATAGTAAGTCTCTCTTCAATTAATACCACCTTTGCAACCAATTCAGGAAAGTATGAAAGCGTATACACAACCGTACAGGTTAATTCCGGGTCTTGGAATAGAAATTACATTTACGTATCAACTAATACAAATCTCTCTTCAAATTTTAAATACGCAATTGATACCACATCTGGGACTTTAACAGCTACATTACCTCCCGCACCGCAAACAGGAGATGAAATTGAGATATTTGATATTCTGGGAACATGGGGTGTTAATAACTTAGTAGTTAATAATAACACCCATTACATTGAACAACAGAATGATAACTTATTATGTAATGTAAGATTTGGTCTTGTTAAATTAATTTACACAAATAATAATACAGGCTGGAGAATTATACCGTTACCTTTACATGATAAACCATCAATTGGTCTTCCTAATATATCTATTGGTATTAATACTCTATCAAGCTATATACCACTCACGGTCGGCTTAACCGGTATCAATAATCTAGATGCTTCTATTGCACCGGTTGATTCCTGGTCCTGGGATCTATCTGGTAATTCTAGTATTGATAGTACATCTCGTATTACTACTGTAACTTACAATACGCCAGGAGTATACGCTATTACTCTAACCGGTAGCAATAGTGTGGGTATTGACACTGCTTCAATAGTGGTTACAGCTGTTAATATACTACCACCAAGTGTGTCAATTAGTATTAGTAGCTTGTCTGGTATAATACCGTTTACAGTTAACTTGACCGGTATCAATAATCTCAATCCTATTGCTTCACCAATTAGTGCTTGGTACTGGGATCTGTCTGGTGACGGTCAGGTCGATAGTCAGTCTCAAATTACTTCATACACTTACGAAACTTCTGGCACCTACACTATCACGCTTTCAGGTAATAATAGTGCAGGGATAGGAACGGCCTTTGCAACCGTAACAGCATTAGCTCCTGCAATTCCTGCAGTTCCGACTGAGGGTCTTCTTGTTAGATTTAACGCTGATTCAGGCATTAGTGAGTCTGGTGGTAACATTACTTCTTGGACCGATCAACAGAATGGAGTAGTGGCCACTGCATTTAATAATCCAACCTTATTAACAAATGAGTTTAATGGCCGTAATGCTGTTTCATTTAACGGGTCTAATACCTATTTTACGTTTACATTTCCTGCCCCTATAAGCAATGGTACACCTCGTACTTTTATAGTTATTGGTAGATATAATAACCCTACTACCACAGCCCAAAAAGGTTACTTAAACTCAACATCAGGAGATCTATGTTACGTCTTTAAAAATGCAAATGATGATCGAGCTTACTTTTATACCGAGGGTAGACAAATAGCTGGACCCACAGCTGGCTCTTCAAGCAGTCTTGCGAATTATCATGTTCAAACTGTTGTGCACAACGGTGTACCCAATTCTAACTTCATTCGTATTAATGGGGTAACCTCTACCGGAGTATCGTATGGTGTAATGGACAATTTACCTCAATTAACTAATTTAGTTATTGGTGGTAGAGGTACACCTAATGAAATATTACCCGGTCAAATAGTTGAAGTATTAATTTATAATAGAGAATTAACATCTCAAGAAATTGAGCAAATTGAAACTTACGCTAATGTTTAATATATGATTGATCTAAACAAATATTATATTTCAACAACCTATCAAGGAGCTTCAGGTGGTTCTGAAGGGAGATCCGGTTTTGTTCCTAAAGCTTTATCGGCAGAAGAATTAAAATTTTTAAGAGGGGATGGAACCTGGCAAGAGATCCAAGCCGGTGCTACTGAAGAGTTTGTTGTAGCCATGAGTATTGGTCTTAGTTAAGTATTCTATTAAATAATACATAATGAAAAAGTTAGTGTCTAACTATAGTTTTAATGCTGCTGCTAAACAGGTTACATTAGCAGACTATACTACTATAGATTTGGAATCTCTTCTTTTAATTACTAATGTAACTAGTAATACTATTGTTTACAATTTTGCTGGACAAGGTAAAGGGGCAACAATTTCTGGTAACGTTTTGACATTAGATTTTGATACAACATTAATGTCAAACTCGGATAATTTACAGATTTTTATCGATGATGGTTTTTCGGCAGCTGCTAATGATACAATCGAAGAATTAACAAAAGCATTAGAAGATAACAATGTGTTTTTAAGAAGAATTTTGCAAGCCCTAACACCTATTACAAATATGGATTCTGCACAAAGATTACGTGTTGCAGTTGATGTAATAAACGTGGCTTTAGCAGGTACATCAAACGTAAATACTTCTACAATCGCAGGTTTTGGTTCTGCTGAAATACTTTTACAAGATTCTTTTAACACGTATGCGAATTGCAATAGAAGAAATATTTTAAATTAATAATATGGCTATAACAAATAAATTAGTTCCAGTTTTAGATAACCAGACATATGAGTTTTTGCGAGTCAATTACTCTGCAGGTAACCAAGCTAGTAACGGCTCAAACTGTTTTCGAAAAGATTTAAAAGATAGATATTTTTATTATTTTAACGGGGCATCAGGTATTATAAGATCTGATTTATACAGCGACTCTGGTATAGGTTCTCAAATAGGTTTAGCTCCTTTTGGTATGGCTAATACCGTTGGTAATATGACCTATTCTGAGGAAGGTTATAAGGGTCAGGTTATTTCTAGTACTTCAAACACTGTAAAAGCTGCTTTTTGTGATTCTAGAAATATTTTTGTCGGTAAGCAAATTAAAATTGTTAGTGGTAAAGGTAAACACCAGATTAGAACGATTGTTTCTATAGCATCTCCAACTGTTGAAGAGACAATGGTTCCATCTTCTGATACAATTTCTTCTACTTGGTCATCAGGTCAAAGTATAACAGATTCAACTAAATTTTGGGAAATTAATAGATGGATGGGTTATGAGCTAAAAGTTTTAACAAGCACTGGTCAAAACAATATTAGACCTATCTTGTACAGTAATAGAAATAGTATAGCTATTAATGATGCTGGTTTAGCAGGTGTTAGAGATGACTGGGGTAGATATATGCCTGGTGATATTAGTACAACCGCAGGTTCTCAATCTATTATACAAATACAAGCTTCTGTTGCAACACTAGACAAACCTTGGGATATTGAGCCTGATAAAACATCGTTTTTTGAAATTTTAGGTACTGACTCTCTCTATTTTTTAACTGTAGCTTCTACACCGTGGGTTACTCAAATATATGATTTAGCTACTAATACATGGCAAGTTAGAACTACAAACGCTTTCACGCCATCGAATCCAACTGATTTAACTATGGATTCGTTTTCGTCCCTTACATCAGCTATCGAGACAGGTTATGTAACTTCTAATACAGGTCTTTCTGTTGTAAATACAGGTAAAAGTTGGATCACTAATGATTATAAAAATATGTTGTTTTCTGTGCTAAGTGGTACCGGAGAAGGTCAGCGTAGAGTTATTGATCGCAACACAAGTGATACAATCATATTGTACAGAAACTTAGATATCTCTCTTGATGCAACAAGCTATTATGAAATCAAGCAAGATACAAACAAGCTGTATTTGCAAACTAACACAACACAACGTTGGCAAATCTATAACGAAGATGAGGACGTTTGGATGCAGAATAACTACTGGTACGATAAAGGTTTCTTTAGTAATTTGCTCTTAACCCCTACAGGTTCTACTTCCGGGTTTAGCCCTATACCAGTATCTACAATTACACGCAATGCCGGCTTAACGAGAATAGATATTACAACAATTCGCCCTCACCTTTTAACAACCGGAGATGTTGCTCAATTAACCGGGGCTACTGATCCTCTTTATAATATTTCGGTCACTTTAACAGCCACCGGAAATACAACTTTATCTGCAAATGCAGCCTCAACCCCTGCCGCTAACGCAGTTGCATCAAACACTTTTACAACAAGTGTAGTATTTGATACCTCAAAAAATTGGACAACAAATCAATGGGTCGGGTTCGGTCTTTTATCTGTAGGTACAGGGTTACAGACTGGTGGTATTATAACACCGGTAATGAGAAGAATCACAGCAAATACAAATAGTAGTTTAACAGTGTCCCCTGCTTATGCTTCTACACCTACAGCAGGAGCAAGATATTATATCGTAAATTTAAAACCAGCAGGAGTCGATGTAGCAGATGGAGACACTGCGGCTAAAGATGGCTATGGTATATGCACATCATCAAGCGCGGCTGGTGTAGTTAATGATACTACTAAAAACTGGACTACAAATACTCACGTAGGTAAAAGAGTAGCTATTATTTCTGGTACTGGTTCATATACCGAAACAACTGTAACCTCAAATACATCAAACTCTATAACGACTGCTGCAACAACAACAACATTTGATACTACTACAGTCTATGCCATCTTGGGGTGCAGTATTCAACCAATTCCTAACAACATTAACATGCTAGTTAATTGCGCTGACAATACAACTCTTAACAGAGGCAAATACATTTACTATAACCCGGGATCAAACAACGCTGCAGCATTCCGTATGACTATGTTAAGGTATAATGTTGGCACTGAAAAATGGGAACTGTTTCAACCAAATTATGAAAATGCCTCTACAACAACAATTTTTGCTGGCGGCGCTCAATGTACGTATGATTTTAAAGATAGATTGTATTTTACCCCAGGTGGTAACTCTCAGTCTTTATTTTATATGGATTTAAATACATTTAAAGTTGAAAATGCTGGTGCGTTTCCGTACACAGCTCTTAATAACAACTTTTATCGTATAAAAACGTTTCCTATGTATAAAGTGAGCGACGATCTTGCTTTTGTTTACTTTTTAGCAGGTAACGGTAGTTATATGTATAGAACTTTAATTTTTTACTAATATGGTTATTAACGAAATCACACAACTTTTAAATAACAAGCTAACAGCGTTAAACGACCGTAAAAACGCTGCCTACACAAACGGTGATATATCTCTATACGAATCTACCTCTCAAGAAATTGAAGAAGTGCAAAAAATTCTTGAAAAATTGCAAAGCTAGAGAATAGTTATTTTTTGCCTTGAGGTTGAGTACCAAAAGCATTTCCTTTATACTCGATTTATGATCGAGTATTTTAAAGATTGTGCAGGTTCTCCAGAAGAAGAACGTAATGACTGTACAGTGAGAGCTTTAGCCATTTCAACAGGCATGCCTTATCATGACTGTTATATGTATCTAGCTAATTTTGGTCGTAAACCTAATAAAGGAACCAATATTCGAAAGTTCTTTAAAAATAATAAAACAGTTTTTCGTTATAGCTTTACCAAATTAAAATTCCGTAAATCAATTACCCTTAATAAATTTGTTAAGAAGTATTCAGAAGGTACCTTTTATGTTAGAAAGTCTAAGCACGTCTTTGTAGTTAAAGATGGGGTAGCAATAGATATGTCAAAACCTAGTACATATTGTAGAATAACCGATGCCTGGGAAGTAAAACCGCTTGAATAATTTTAAAGTTTTATTAAAATACCTACATGCCGCTTTCCGACGAAGATATGTATCGTATCATGGGCCCGACTTCTATGGCTCCTGATGAATTAAGTGAAATAAAACAATCTACAAGACCAAAAAAGCAATATTACTCTTGGGATTACTTTCACACACTGGTTGGAGAGATTAAAAAGAAGGTTAAAACTACACCTAATATCATTGTTTCTATAGGTAAAGGCGGGTCTATCCCAGGGGTTATCTTAGCAGAACACTTTGAGTGTAATAACCTTAATCTCGGCTTGAAGTCCTATAAGGGCCAATCTCGAGGAGAAATTCATGAATATCAAGGTATTAAGTGCTACGACGGTTTGAGAGATGCTAATATTCTTATCGTAGATGATATTGCCGATTCAGGAGAAACATTCAAATACGCTGTCAAGAAATTTAAAGGTAACGGATGTGAGAGAATTGAAACAGCTTCCGTATTTTACAAGCCTTGTTCGAAATTTAAACCAGATTGCTTTGCTGAAGAGGTAGAAGAGTCGACGTGGATTGTCCAGCCCTGGGAAGCTTTTCATTAAAGGTCTTTAAGAAACTTTTTATACAAACCCCAATAAGCCTGAAAGACTTTTGTAAGTTTTTCAGGTTTTATTTTTTTGTAGTCAATCCAAGCATAGTCTTTATGCTCCCAAGATAATGTCGGTTTAAATTCTTTTTTAACAGCTTTAAAAAATGAGTAGACAGGCCGTTTAACTTCATCTTTAGTAATTTTTAATTTACCGACCATTTCCCCATCAGGGTTCATTCCCAATTCTTCAAAACATTCTCTTTGAGCTGTCTGAAGAGGTTCTTCGTCAGGCTCCCGATGCCCGCCTGGAAACGTCCATTTACCGTTTTCTTTTTTAAGGAAAAGAATTTTTTTATCTGGGGTTACAAAAACTATTCCCGCTCCAATGTAATCATCTTTTACATACTCACGAAATTTCATTGATTTAGTATTTATCTAGTGTATAATACTAAGCAAATGGAAAACGTAGCAGTATATCTACAAAAAGGTGAGTTTTCTGGTCGCGAACATATTGATCGCGCACTTAAAAGACTCAAAAATAAAGTCGACAACGAAGGTATTATCGAAACTGTTCGCATTAAGCGCGCTTTCGAAACTCCGGCAGAACGCAAAATTCGCAAACGCCGGAAGCTTCAAAAGTCTATTAAAATGCTTAAGCTTAAAAGGCAGCAACAGCCGCGCAATTAAGCTGCTTTACCAGCTTTACGCGAGTTCTTCTCTTCTTGGATAGCTTTACGCTCAGATTTGGCATATTTACCAATCTCTTGAAGAGCTTTACGGGCACGAGCACCAGCAGCATTATTACCACCGTAGAACTTTTCAGCTTCAACGGCAAAGGTTTCAACGAGTTGTTTCAGTGTTTCGGATGTGTTAGGCATAATATAATAGTTAAACAATATACCTAAAAATATCAACTACTTGATTTATTTAGAAATGATATTAAATTTATACCGTATGAAATATATCTTACTCGCAGTTTTGGTAGTCTCTGCTGTTATGACTACTGCTTGTGCCTCGAAAAAAGAGTGCAAGCCATCAGGTAAAACCGTTATTACTTGTAATAAATAATAACGATGTTTTATTATATACAAAACGAATATAGAATGCTTACCCGTAAGGGCTGAGTTCTAGAACGTTTTGTTTTAAGACCCGGCCCTCGCAAGAAGGCCGGGTTCTTTTTTTCGATCTTTGACAGTTTATAACAAGTTTAAGAAAGCCATACGGTTATTCTCCATGTTTGCTATATGGATCCTATAAGATCTTTTAAAAGATCTCCAGAACCTTCTTACATAGTATCTCATATAACGAAATACTAAATAGGATGTTTCTGGATCCATGTAACAGCAACCAGGATAACCTACGCCACCATACATTGAATAAACCAATCCAAGATCGACTTTTGGTCGATTTTTTTTCATGGCGTAGATATTTATTCTATATCAGCTTAACAATATACGAATTTTAGTTTAAGATTTCTTAAACTTTCAATAAAAAAGGAGCAGTATACCTCTAAGGACGAGGCCCGGACTGTAAATCCGGTAGCTAACGCTTGGCTAGGATCGTTACCTAGATGCTCCACCACTTCAAGTTGAAGGTTCGAGTTTATGTGCATAAATATAATATAGTGCATATTAACACATTAAGAGCACAAAAAATCTATGATGCAAATCCAAGGTATTGCAAACTTTGTAATACCAAATTTAGTCATAGACAAATTCAAGCTAATTACAGAAAAAAGTTTTGTAATAGTTCTTGTGCAGCTTCTTATAATAATATTGGTAGAGCACGAACACAAGATTCTAAACTTAAAACATCTACTACTCTAAAAAATAGACCTACAGTAACAACAAAATGTATAGATTGCAATAGTCAAATATTTGTTAAAAAAATCTTAAAAGAAGGTAATTTATGTAATATTTGTTATAGTAATAGATCTAAAAATATTTGGTGTCCAAAGGGTAAAAAATATAGCTGTATAAAGTGTAATAAAGCTATTTTAAAAAATAAAACAAATCTTTGTAAGGGGTGCTGGATAATATCAGAAGACTTTGAAAAACAGAGAGGTAATTATTTAAAAACGTTTCAAAAGGGTTATTATTTTTGCAAGAAAGAAAATAAAGATGTTTACTTAAACAGTAGTTTAGAATTTGCTTTTGCTGAATATTGCGATAAAAACAATATTGAATGGTCAAAGCCAAGGCATTTAACATATACATTAAATGATAAGCAGCACTATTATTTTCCAGATTTTTATTTAAATAAGCATAATCTTATCATTGAAATAAAAGGCTATTTTTGGAAAAATGATCTTAAAAAGATGCAAGCTGTATTAAGAGATAATAAAGATAAAAATATTAAAATAATACAGCAAAAAGAACTTAAAAAATTAATTAACGGAGAAATAAATTTTAATTATTGCGGGATGGGGGAATTGGTAGACCCACCGGGCTTTGAACCCGGCGCTGAATAAGCATTAAACGTTCAAGTCGTTTTCCCGCAGCCAGTTTTTAGTTGCATGTATTAAAGATTTCCGGTATATTATGCATCATGAAATTAGATACAGCTATTCTCTTCCTTCTTGCTTTAGGTATTATTGCAGGAAGTATTGTCTCAGAACTTCAACATCGACGAATTAAAGATTTGCAAACACAAGTTGATGAGCTTACTATTGTGGTTAGTCAAAGATTTTTACCGGCAATGATTTTTGATAAGCATAATTTAACTGTCAGGTAATATGGAAGACTTTGACGGTTTAGGACTTTAATGATTTTCAGCTGGGTTAGTGTAACTGGAAGCACCGACAGTTTTATAAACTGTGTGCCCTAGATGAGGGCCGAGCATGGGTTCAATTCCCATACCCAGCATTTTTTAGTTCTTTTAAAACTTAACGGGGTGTTAGCTTAGCGTTCTAAAGCAGTCGGCTCATAATCGATTGACCCTGGGTTAGAATCCCAGACGCCCCACCACTTTAAATCCTAGGTAGCACAGCGGTAGTGCAATCGGCTGTTAACCGATGGGTCGCTGGTTCGAATCCAGCCCTAGGAGCCATTTTGCACCCGTATCTCATCGGTCTTCTAAACCGACGTTAATCGAGTAACTGGAGTATGCACGTTCGAGTCGTGCCGGGTGCGCCATAAATATTTTAAAGCTCCCGTGGTGTAACTGGTTAGCACATCAGGTTTTCATCCTGAAGGTTTGCGGGTTCGAGCCCCGCCGGGAGTGTAATTATCGTATAGTGTATAATATTTTTTAGTATTATACTTTTTTGTTACATATTCAAATATTGGTTCTAAATCTTTTTTTCGTAAAACATTTACTTTGTAACCAAATGACTCTGCTAATTTTGTTTTCTTATCAACAGACTCAACTGACTCATATCCTTTAGTTTCTACTATTGTTTTATTATCTTCGAGTAAAAAGTCCGGGTAGTATTTTAAATTGTCCCTCTGTAAAAACGAAGGAAATCTTTTAAATTTAATTCCATGATCTAAACTATATATAACCCAACATAATTCGTATGTAGATCCGCAATATATACCTTTGTAATAACCATGTTTACTCCTTCCTGAACCTAATCTATAACCACCTGGGGTTTTTGGTTTTGGTATATTTTTAAGCCTATGCTGTATTAAGCAGTTATATGAACATGTCTTCTTTTTTCGGTTCTTAGAGGTTGGTAAAAATTCCTTACTACATTCAATACACTTATTAGGTGTAATCGGTTTTGAAAGAGCTTTGCTAACTTTTTGTTTTTGCTGCTCGGAAACTACTCGACCCCTATTATTAAATGTTGCGCTACATGAACTTGAACAAAATCTTTTATGATATTTTGCTTTTAAATGTCTCGAAACTTTAAAAATACAACTACACGTAGGGCATATTTTATCTATAAATTGTTGAGGTCTTTTAAAGTTAGAGTGGTTACTCATAATATTATTTATTATGAATCACCCAAATAACAACGGTTCGATTCCCCGTGGCGATGCTTTTTATCTAAGTATAACTTTACTATGTTAGGTTATTATTTTAACCTTCGTACATGATATTCACCGCGCCGGCATCAAATACATCACTACCGTTAGCGGTGGTTAGACGGATGCGGCTGAGTGCACCAGGCAGTGTAGGGCTAACTCCTCCTCCTGATCCGCTCTCACCGGATCGAATCACATGGGACGATATCCATGTGTTTTCAAAAACAAGCGTTAGAACCATGTGTCCAGAAATGGCATATGTCGCTACGTTAAAAATACAGAAACCAGCTGTGGAAGTTGTTCCAGCAGTTCCCGCACTGTAGTTAAAGGTACCTCCAGATGAGCTATACCCGCTTGTCGCTATGCTTCCTGATCCGATTTGAACTAATAACGCACTGCTTCCATTAGTACTAATTTGATTAAAAATAACTGTAATCCTTCTCGCCCAAGATGGGATATTTTCAAAATCAATAAAAGTATTAGTGGTTGACCCGTTCCAGTTAAATGCTTTAAAGGTTGCTAAAGTTAAGGGCTGTGAGAGCTTAGACGGGGTAACCGCACCATCTGCTAAATCTGCTGTAATAACGGCTCCTGGTGCAATCTTCTCGGTAGTCACAGCACCGCTTGCTAGGGCACTTGTAGTTACTGCATTATTTACCAAACCTGACAAACCTGCTGTAGTTACTGTAGCGGCTCTTTGTCCTTCTACTAAAATATACCCTTGAGGTAGTGTTGAATCTGCTTGAAGTGCTATAGACATATAATATATTTATTAACTAGATAATTCTGAAACTTCTGTACTAGACGTTTCTTCTGGTTCTGGTGTTACTATGTTTTCTGGTTCAGTAACTTCTGGTTCTGGTGTTACTATGTTTTCTGGTTCAGTAACTTCTGGTTCTGGTGTTACTATAACAGGGTATAAAACGTCACGAATTTCCTGAGAAACATCTACAAAAGTAAATGGAGGTTGAAAATTTTGTAAATTTGTTTGATCTAAATTCTCTGAAGTTATTGCAAACTTTGTTACATTTTCAATCCAAACATAAGTTGCTGAAAGCTTTGGGGTCATTTGATGGGGTATTTCGTCCCACCAGGTCTTCATTTGAAGAAGGCGTGTCGGGCTATAGAAGTTGTTTATAAACAGTTCTGCTTTAAACAAGTTGTTTTCGTTTTCAGTATCTGGTACAATTACTTCTGGTTTTTCAGGCCAAACAACATCTTGTGGGTTTGCAAATGTTTCAGGTAGATCCCTTAACTGTTGTCTGTAATTAAACCACTCAATTTTGTTAGAAAGGTTAATATCAGGTGAAAGAATCCAGTCTGTGTCTCTTAAAAGTTGATCTCTTTGTGCTCTAATTTTATTCCAAGTAATTGGCTCTGGTTCAGGCTCTGATTCTGGTTCAGGTATATTTTGAATTTCCCATGCTGTACCGTTCCAATATGCTTGTTGTTTTGCTTCTAATGCTGGGGGTTCAATAATTGTAGCATTTCTTGGAATAAGAAATTCCCCTGGAGCCATAGGGTTAGGAAAAGCTTCTTCCTGACCACAATAAATTTTATCATCTGTGTAGTTATAAACTTTCATAAATTAATTCCATTTAATGCAATAAAGTAAAGCTACATTGCGAGGGCGGGTTTCAGAGCCACCGAAAGACCCGCTTTGATAGTTAGACATATTATCAGCCATTCGTGTGATTTGCAGGCCGGCCCCGGTTGTATTGTTTGCACCAACTAAAGTGTGAGAGTGAGATCTTAGCTCATCTGCCTGGGCTGACCCAAAAGCCCTCCCGGTATCAACCGCTCTCGCTTCAGACCAACCTCTAATAAATTCACCTCTTAAATCAGGTAAATTGAAATTTACCCCGGATCCGCCGTGCATATATTGTATAACATTAAAAAGAGCAGGGTATAAATTTGTCGCTAGAGAAGCTCCATTACAAGGTAGCCAACCAGCCGGAACACCGCTCATAGCAAAAGACATAACAGATCCAACTGGAATTCCGAGAATTTGCCGAACGTCTGCAGATAACTGAGGTGTAGTAATAATACCCGATGACAAAGAAGTATTATCAGTAAACGTAATTGCGTTAGAAGCTAATGTAAGAGGCATTTAGATATATTTAATCTCAGACTTTTTTAAAAACTATTAAAATCCGTTGCCAGACATAAAAAACACTCTATACTTTTTATTATTCTATGAGTAAAATACAGTTACCTAAAGATATTGGTCAGGGAACACCTGCAAAAATTCGTCAAGATGTTCAATATTTTGACACCTCACATCACGGTTCATTTTTTCCTTTTGGTGTTTATTTTACCACTACTTACGGGGTAATGCCTTCTACTATACATGTTAATAAAACATATACCGAAGATCTAGTTTTCTTCTTAAGGGAAAAAGGCGAAATCTTTCAAGATCTTGTTTCTATTTCTGCAGGATCACCTCGTTCTATGACACTCAGTATGTATCAAGATGACTTTGAATTAGATGAACCAGAGTATAAAGGTACTTTTCTTTACAAAGAATGTGTTATTAATTTTTCAAGAACTACTTCTCGTAAGCATAAAAAAGCTAACGATACACCACCACTTTTTACTATTTCAATTTACTACAAACCCGGTACAAAACCACCGGTGAAAGACTTTGATAAGTTCTTGTACGAAGAGAAACTTAATAGTGTTATTCATACTATTTTTAGAGACGAACACGGAGGTATTGTTTTTGAGCCTTTCGAAACCGTTGTACCTGAAGGTTATTCAGTTGAAAAATATTATACAAAAGACTTTCAACCTATTCATAAACATATTGTTGAGAATCTTCAAAAGAATGAATCAGGGTTATATCTTTTTCATGGAGAACCGGGAACCGGTAAAACTACATATATTAAACACCTGGCAAGTCTCATTAACCGAGATATGATTTATGTTCCGGTAGCATTTATTGACTCTTTGGTAGATCCTTCTTTCTTGCCAGCATTGCTTAAAAAGCGTCATTCGATTCTTGTTATTGAAGATGCTGAAAAGGCTTTATTAGCTCGTGAACCGGGTGATTCTTCCTCTCTTGTTTCTGCCATTCTTAATATCACAGACGGTATTATGGGAAATGTATTCTCGATCTCTGTTATTGCTACTTACAACTCTCCAAGAGCAGGAATTGATAAGGCACTTCTTCGTAAGGGTAGATTAAAAGGTGAACACAAATTTGATAAACTACCTATCGAACAAGTTCAGCAAATTATTGACGAAAATAAGATTAATTTTACTGCTAAAGAACCAATGTCCTTGGCAGAAATATTCAACACCCAAGAACCCGACACTCTCACTACTAAAGAGCTGGTCGAAGAAAAAAGAATGGGCTTTTTTTAAGATAGTTAGTTGAAAAGCTTTAAACATCATATATTATTAAACGCGATATGAAAAACACAAATACAAGTATCACGACAATGGGTCTTGACGAAATCGCTGACTTCTACATTCCGGCTAATGCTCCTAAGAATGTTAAGTCTTGCATCGTTGAGAACTATCTCGACACTACCCGTTATGAGTTCCTCGGGTTTGTTGATCGCTCGAACACAGCCATTCTTCGCCAACGTTTTCATAACGTTCGTGACAACAATGGTCGCTTCGCAAAGATCCGCAATACTCGCCGTTCCCGCTAATAGGTAAGTAGTTACATCATGGACCCGGCTTTGAGCTTGACTTAAAGCCGGGTTCCTTTTATACTAATAGCATGAAAAAATTAGAAACTAAATTTAGTAAAAAAGGCTTTAACTACTCTCAAGTTACTCGTAAAGGTAATTTTGCGATTTACGAGCAACAAAATGCTAAAATTAAAAACGGCTCAAAAAACTACGAGGTAGTAGAGATCAAATCTCATAATGGTTATGAGATTGGCGGATCAAAGATTGCTGCAGCGGAAGTTTACCCAGGTTCTTCTCAATGGGGACTTCTTGGTTGGACTTACTCAGATTTAAAATTAGCTGAGAAGCGATTTAACAAGCTCGTCAAAAGTAAGTGATTCCTTTTTAAGAAACTTCTTAATCTCTTTCTTAGGCATTTCTTTAGCTACTTCTTTAGCTGCACCAGAAACATCCTTTTGACCTTTCTTGGCACCCATCACAGCCCCGAAGAACTTTCTTTGTTTTTCTGATTTTGCTGGCATATTATGATTAATTAAGCAATATATTACAAAATGGCTGCAGTAAAGCAAAAACGTCAAAAACGAGTAGATCTTGTTTGTATACTAACAGGGGAAGTAATCCCCAAGCAACCGAGAGCACGAGTTGATAAGCAGGCTAAAAAGCTTAAGTTCGACGACTCTGAGGATTACATTAATTACTTTATCTCCCGGGATGCTCGTAAATTATTATCTAAAGGTAGCTCAGAATTAGAAATTCGTAAACAGTATAATTGCAAGGAAACAAAGTCAATTCCTTTTCACATACTGAAGTGTTACGTTAAGAAATTTAAATCGAAGGACGCTGTAGATCGCAAGCGACAAAAGAAGATAGCTGAAGAGTATAAAGCTAAGCCTATTGTAATGCAGTGGAAGGGTTCGGAACCTATTAATATGGTTAAGAACAAAGATGTTTGTGCAGATGTTACTCAATTTGCCTGCTGGCGTCCTGATATATATCTTGATTTAGGTTGTGAGGCCTGTATACTAAAAGACAATTGCGCTTGTCCGATTAAAAATCTCAAGCGAAAGCCTCATGCTAGAAGACCTCAAAAAACTAAAAGTATTTGATCGGATTACTTTTTACGATGATAAGCATTCGTATAAAATTGATGGTCAACCCTCTGCTAAAGTATCTGTTACTGGTTTAGTTAATACCGTTAAAGAGCCCTTCGACGAAGAGAAGTGGGCTAGTATCAAGGCCAAAGAATTTGGCTTTTCTCCTGAAGAGATGAAACTCGTTTGGAAGAAAAATAACCAAATGGCTACGTATCAAGGCTCAACTCTTCACAACTATATTGATAGCTTTTATCAAAACAAAGTTAAACCTTACAATAGAGATTTAGCTAAAGCTATTCTTGGAGATGTTTTACATGATAAAATGTACGGAAATCTTAAAGTTCTTGTTAAACAATTCATGAACTTTTATAATGATACAAAAGACTGTATCATACCTATCAAGAACGAATTTGTTGTTGGGGATTTGGAAGACACTAGAATCTGTGGTATGCTTGATATGCTTGTATACAATTCTGAGACTGAAAAGTACGAAATTTTTGACTTTAAAACTAATAAAAGGTTTAGTATGGTTTCTAAGTTTGAAAAGAAACTTCAACACCCTTTACAGCACTTAGACGAATGTGAATTCAATATCTATTCTTTGCAGCTATCCCTTTATAAAATTTTTATACAAAAATACGCAAAAATCGAGATAGACAAACTTAAAGTTGTTTGGTTTTCAGTTAATAACGAAAATTATAAAGTAATCGAACTCGATTATTTACAGAATGAATGTTTAACTCTGATGGCTGAATACCTAACCAAGAATCCGCTCAATTAAGAAATAGCTGACTAAGACAGTTACGTAAAAAAGCGGGGTTAATACTATTGTACCGTATATGGTAGCTGCTCCTATGCTCAACCAAAAAGCTAAACACAAAGGACAGGTTAAAAGAGCTACTAAAAATCTGCAAATTGTGCTTTTAAATAAGGATTTGGACTTTATGTACAAATACTGAGGAAAAGTGAGGTTATTCGGGTCTTTATCGTAACCTAACAGCAGACTTTTAAGACCAAAAAGATTACAGTATTCAACAAAAGCGGCTGATTTAAACCATACAATCATTATTGTTACTACTAAACACACTAAGTTTACAAAAAGTAGTAAATCCTCCATAAATATATATAATCTAATTATATGAAATTTGATAGTCTTTTTAAAACTGTTTTTATTACTGAACAAGATGATGTTGCTTTACCGGAAGATGATTTAGCACCTGTAGCAGACGAAACATCAGCACCAGCTCCGGAAAATGATGGTATTCCAATGCCAGACAATTACGATGTTGATCCAGCCCCTATTGCTCAACCTGTTGGGGATGCCGGTTCTATTAAAAACTTTATTATGAAATTAGATGAATTTGCTGACACTTTAAATGGTGTAGATACCGGTTCATTACAGCAGATGGTAACTGACATGGATAGAGCAGGTTCATTATTTCAAGGCATTTCAAGAGAAACATCTTCGGATATTATTAAATTAGCTGAACAGTCAAGACAGCTATCCGAAATTCTCAAAGGTTTTATTATTAATTCCGCTAAGCGTCAAAGAGATATTGCTGCCGGCGCCTAATCCTATATAATATAGGGGTGGAAGGACTACCTCAAGATTATGTCATACAGGCCCTATACTCCTACTGCAAGAGGCCTGTATACAAGAAGTATCAAAGAGTTTACAACGCAGAGTGCTGTGTATGTGGGGAAGGTGGCTCTGCTGGTCGTAAGCGTCGGCTTTTTTATTTTTCAGATGATCGGTATTTCTATTGCTTTAATTGCAGTCGGTCTTGGTCTGAGCTTAGTTGGATTCATGAGATTACTAAAAAGTCTATTCCGGAAATCTTAAGAGAGACTAAAAATTTTGTTCCTACCTCTCAGGTTCAAAATAAAATCCAAAAACAAAACGAAACAGTTAAGCAGGTTGAGATACCTTCTATCCCTGATGACTCAATTGATATTTGTGATCCTTCTCAAGTAGGTTATTATAAGGATAATAAACTCATTAAAAGAGTAATTGAATACTGTCAGTCCCGGAGATTGTTTAGTGCTGTTAATAAACCGAAGTCTTTATATGTTTCCTTTAAGGATAAAGTACATAAAAACAGACTTATAATCCCTTTTTATGGTGAATCAGGTAAAATAGAATCTTATCAATCGAGAACTCTAGACGGGGATACATATCCAAAATATCTAACGAAGTACGGTGAGAAGAGCCTTTATGGTGAGAACAATATAGATAACGATATCCCTTATATTTTTATCTTTGAAGGCCCAATTGATGCTATGTTTGTTAAGAATGCTGTAGCTGTTGGCGGTTCTTCAATGACTGACAAGCAAGAATCATTTATTAAGAAGTGCGTCGATAAAGAAATTGTATACGTTTACGATAACGATAAAAACAATAAAGAGATGTCTAAGAAGATTAAGAATCTCATTAAACAAAATAAAAAGCTCTTTGTGTGGCCTAAAGAGCTTAAGAAATATAAAGATATAAATGAAATTTGCTGCAACCTCTGTTTAGACGAACTACCTTACAAGTTTATTATACAAAACTCCTACTCCGGAGTCGAGGCTTTAATGAAGCAAAAGGTTACTTAAGATTACTTACACAGAAGTTAATAGCTTTTAAAAACTTATCTTTGTAATTACGTATCGGTTTTACTTCTGTAGCAGTTTCTGCCTCTTCAATCATTTGCAGCCGCGAAAACTCTTCTTTAAGAGATTTTAAAAACTTTTCAGAAAACTGAATCTGTTTTGGATAACGAACTCTTGTAACAACCTTCATAGTTGTTGGAAAAAAACTTTCACAAAGTTGATCGAATTTCGACATTTTAAAATCTTTCTAAAGCTGAACCAATATCCTCTAGACCTTTCGTAAAATCGCTAAGCATTTTATTAGCTACCTGCCATTTAGATGGTACAGTTCCTTTTTTAATATTATTAAAAACATATAAAAAGGATTGAAATATTTCTTGACCAGTATTTGTTAAACCTTGAAAATCATTTATTTTTTCTATTAAAGATTTTTGAGTTGTTGGATCAAGAATTAATTTTGAATTTCCTTGTATAAAGTTAATAAAGTCTTGCTGTAATACTTTATTACTAGCTGTTAGTTTACCGGCAGAGTTGTTTGCTGCAGCTATTAAAGCGTTTTCATCCGCTACTCCAACAGTTTGTATTAAAGTTTGTTTAATGTTTGAGTCAGCATTAATAAAATAATCGCGATAAAAAACTAATAATAGTTTAGCAATTTCAATAACAGATCCCATAACGGGGCCTTCTATATTAGATTGCTGAGTAAATTTCGTTTCAGCAGGATATTTTAAAATATTATCCACTAAACGCATGTCATACCCGCCATACTCTTTTAATAGCTGTGTTAAGCCGTTATATGGTGTTAAAGGTAAATATTTTTCTGCAGCAATAATTTGTGTTTTATCTTGCATTTGTTTAAGTCTTGGAAGAAACCAATTTCTATAGTTATTAGCATTTGTTTTATAATCATCTATTTTTGCTTGAAGATTATCGTAGAATTGTTGTTCACTATTTGTATTGTTATTAAAAGCTTTTAATATTGTTTGAGAAGAAATATTACTATTAGCAAAATAATCTACTATAGTATTAACATTAGAATTTTTAAGATTGTTTAAAAATTCATTCACAAACACATCATTTAAGGTTGGTACTATTTTATTATCTAGTAGGGATTTAAAAATATATGCTAAAGTATCAATTAAAGGCCATAACGGTTTAACTGCTAAAAGTGTATCTACTTTTAAATAACTTTGACCTGATGATTTAAGTATTTTTAAAGCCCATTCTGCTGCATCTTTTAATGGTGTATTTTGTGAAGATGCTCCCTGTGGTACCTTACTAATAAGATCGTTTTGAAGAGATTCGGTTAGTAAAGATTCTACTAAGAGTTCAAAATTAATAGCCATAAATTTGTATTATTATTTAATACAAATTACATACCGGCTAGCAAAGAGCCGTCTTCTTCATCAAAGAATTTACCAGACGATTTAATATACAAAGGAACCTGTTCGATACGTAGATCTGGAGGACCTTCCAGAGTTATAACAGCTGGGCAATCTTCTTTAGGAAAGAATGTACCTTGTTGTTTTTCATATGTTCCGACTACAGCTCTAAAAAGATTATCAATCTCTTGACGATAAACCGGATCAATTGCACGTCCTTTTTTAGGTACGATGTTAATTTCTTCTCTTAAAGGTACATAAAAAATGATATCAAAAACACGAATTGCTTCAAAGGCGATACGTTTTGTATCCATAATAAACTCATCAGATACTTTACCTTTTTCGTTAAGCCAGAGCGAATAAACAATATTATCAATAACACACCGATCAAATACTAAAAACTCATTACCTTCTGCAGAAGCTTTTTGTGTATCATCAATAATTGCATCAAGAATAGCGCGTTGGGATTCAGCAGTACCTTCTTCATTATTAGTAATTTTACCGGTCTTAATGAGCTTACGGTAAGTGGATTTGACCTCTTTATACATTGGCCAGCGTTTACAGAATTCTTTAATTAGTGTACTTTTCCCATTACACTGGGTACCCATGAATGCAATTTTCATGATTATACTTTAAGGGCTTTATTCCAGATTAGCAATTGTAGTCTTGGAGAAAAATTAACATGCATAGCTTTTGCATACTCTGCTACTGCAGGCGCATTCTGTACATGCTCTTCTCTCGATCCACAACAAGGCATGAACCAAATTCGATGAAGCGGTACATTAATGCCTTCATCGTCATTAACATATTTCCGCCAGATCTCTTCAATATCTTTATCAGAGTTAATAACAAATTTAAAACCTGAACCATTTGTTACATGCCATTGAAGTGCTTCTGGCTTATAGGTCTTCTCTTCTGGATCTCCATTTGAGATAAGTTTAGGAGATGTAGTAAAGGTAGCTCTGAATTCATTGCGCCATCTCTCAGAAGGAATCAAAGTAGCATTAGTTTCAAAATCAATACGTGATACAAAGTTATACCTCTCTTTAAAGGCTTCGATAAATTTAAGAAGCTGCTTTTCTTGAATGATGGGCTCACCACCTGTTAGTTTTAAAATTGCACCATTACGAAGATGTTCGATATAGTTATTATCTTCCATCATCTGAAATACTTCAGCAAATGTTTTTTTGTTCTTAACAGACCAAGATACAAACGAATCACAGCCATTAGGTGAATCTGGTGACGCAAATCCAATACAAGTTAAGTTACACATTGACATGCGCATAAACACAGAAGGCTGACCGACAAATTCACCTTCACCCTCAACTGTGTAAAATACTAAGTCGTCTGACAAGAACAATGTTTCTTTATTAATATCAATCATAAATTATCCTCCAATTATAAATTTATAAAGCAGAGTGCAGATTACAAGAGCAACCCAACCCAGTGGATTTAAAAATAATAAAACAAACCCTGCAAAAATCAAGGACACTACTACAGTTAAAAATTCCCAAAAGCCGATTTTCTTATCTTTTGGTACAACTTTTTCAAAGCTAGCATTGATTATTTCAAGACCGTTTTTCATATATAGCACTATTAAGTTCGTGTTCCCAAACTTCTACTTTCTCAACCCAGCAACGACCGACTGACATCTCCCGAATCATAGGATCAACAGCCTTAAAGCACCATTCAGCGGTCTTTTCAATTCCTACCCCATCCATAACTTTAAGAACACATCCCCCTTTAGCATCGAGTTGTTTAAATTCCTCAAGTAACGGATCATCTTTAGCAATACAGAGCTC